TTAATACAAGCCTACCAGCAATCAAACAATCAAGTTCTAACTTTTATAAATCACACTCACAGTTTATGGGAGTGATGTTAGATGTAACAGCAATTACACCTATTAGATCTGTCAAACATACACTAGCTGAACTAGATAAAACTAGAATGGCTCTAGAAGAAGCACAACTTAAAATGATGAAGAAGGATATAGAACTTCGTCAAAAAGAACATAAACTTAAAACTGATCTTGAAATGGATGAGTTTGAAAAAGAATTACTAGAAACTGATATTCTAGAAGTTAAAGTAAACATGAATAATATACAAAATTCAGTGTCTGGTGCTATCAGAAAGATGAATTTTTTTACTAATCAGTACAAGAGTATCTTGAAGAAGTTAGGTAAAGATGATATCACTGAGGAAGAGTATGAAAAAGAAGAGTCTAGATATCATGTCATGACTTGTCTTAAACAAGCTCTAAACGCTGCACGTGCCCGAGGTGGAGTGATTGATGAAGGAAACTTGATTTATCTCTTCGATATGGGTATAAACAGTGCACAGGCACAAGCTGAAATTTATGCTTATTTGGAAATGGAAAATAAGTTAATGAAGGAAGGTAAAGCGCCTACCCATGAAATGACTATGCAATGGTTAGAAGCATGCGCAGATAAATTTTCAGGTGAAGCAGAAAAGTTTGCTGAACGAAGAGGATTTAAACTGTACGATGAAGAGTCGCTTAATACTAAACTTTTAGATAATAAGGAGAAACCAAATGGCAAATAAAATTGTTAAATATCAACTAGACAACGGTACAATCCCAACTTGGATTGGAGATGGTGGTTACTATCCTGACCCAACTGAGATTATGATCGGTGCAACTGTAGATGGTTCAAGTGAAGTAGGACTTGGTGAACTTGTAAGTCAGTCTGCTGTGGAGACGTATTTAGATACGTACACATCTACTTGGACTCAAGATGATCCTAGTTCTGATGATCCAAATGCAACTGTACCATTCGATCAAGCACAAGCTGCTAGTTATATTTGGTCTAAGAAAATAGATTAGGTAGTTAAATGGCTAACTACCCTCAACTCGATAACTCTTCGGGAGTTTGGAACTTGCGTGATGTATATGACGCGGTTATGGGTGGGTATTGGCCTAATGCAAATGCTATAGGTTTATTTGGTGGTGGATATATTTCTGCAGGTACATCTCTAATTGACAAAATTATTTTTTCTACTGCAGGTAATGCAATTGCTTTTGGTGATTTAAGTATTAATAGATGGTCACACGGTCATGCAGCTTCTTTTACTAGAGGTGTTTGGGCAGGAGGACAGTCAACACCTGGAGGTAATGTTAATGTTATTGATTACATAACTTTTTCTACAGAAGGTAATGCTGCAGATTTTGGAGATTTATTAGCAGCTAGAGAAACTTTAGATGGATCTTCTAATTCTATTAGAGGTACTTTTACAGGAGGTAATCCTGGAAGTATAGATAATGTAATGCAATATATTACTATTGCATCTACAGGTAACGCAACCGATTTTGGAAATTTAACAGTGGCAAGACAAAATCATGGATCTGCATCTTCACCAACAAGACAAGTAAATATGGGTGGTGTAACACCAAGTGCATCTAATGTTATAGATTTTACAGAAATAATGACTACAGGTAATGCTGTAGATTTTGGTGATTTAACTGCAGCAAGATCAAATGGTATGCCTGTTTCTTCTTCAACTAGAGGTGTGTATGCAAGTGGTTCTCCATCTTCAAATGTAGATTTTATTACAATAGCTTCACAAGGAAATGGAACAGATTATGCAGATTTAAGTGTTGCAAGATATGCAGGTGGTGGAGCTGATAATTCTGTTAAAGGTGTTTTTGCAGGCTCTTATCCAGTTACTAACATCATTGATCAATTTATAATTGCAACAGGTGGGACAGCAACTGATTTTGGAGATATGACAGTTGCTAGAGAAAAAGCAAAAGGTGTATCAAACGCGCACGGCGGACTAAACGACGGGTATCAAGGAACACGACCAATACCTTTTCAAGAAAATGGTGGGGATTTAGGTATTGTAGCAGGAGGATACGATGGTTCAAACAGACTTACTGCAATTCAATCTGTAAAAATATCATCAACAGGTAATGCAAATAAATTTGGTGATTTGTCAGTTGCTAAAAATGCAATGGCAGGTATTTCATCTAAAACAAGAGGTATGGCTGCAGGTGGAAATACTCCAACTGAACTTAACACAATAGATTATATAACTTTTTCTACAGAAGGTAATTCAGCTGATTTTGGAGATTTAACTCAAACAACAAGTGTAGCTGCAAGTCAAGTTGGAAATAACACTAGGGGTTTAATAGGAGGAGGTCAATCTGATCCCACTTATACAAATGTAATTTCATATATAACAATGTCTACAATTGGTAGTGCAGCCGACTTTGGAGATTTATCAGTTACAAGAGGTACTCTAGCTGGCTTTTCTTCAAATACTAGAGGTTTATTTGCAGCTGGAGAAGTCCCTGGAACTTATAGTAATGTTATAGATTATGTAACTATTTCTACAACTGGTAATGCAACAGATTTTGGTGATGCTCAAACTGCAAGAAAAGGTTTAGCAGGTGTTTCAAATTCAACTAGAGGGGTTTTTGGAGGAGGAACGAATGGTGGTGGTGAGTCGAATGTTATAGGATATGTAACTATAAACACAACAGGTAATGCTACAGATTTTGGTGATTTGTCAGTCGCTAGATCATTTGTTAATCCTTTGTCTAATTCAGTTACGGGAATATTTGCAGGAGGAAACAGTCCAAGTCAAACTAATGTAATGGATTTTATAACCATTGGCTCAACAGGTAATGCTTCTGATTTTGGAGACTTAATTTTTAATACTGGTAATCAAGGTAGTGGATTATCAAACGGACATGGAGGGTTAGTCGGTGGCTAGAGCAACAACATTTACATATAATGTAACAGTCGTGAACCCTGGTTCAGGAAACAAGTACTATATGGATGGTATACTTCAATCCTATATAACTTTATTTCCAGGATGCACATACGAATTTAATCAAGACGATAGTTCTAACTCAGGACACCCATTAAGATTTGCAACTGCAGCAGACGCGGCAGGTTCAACAGAATATACAACAGGAGTTACAACATCTGGTACACCAGGTTCAGCGACTGCTTGGACTAAAATAGAAGTTACAAGTGATACTGCTTATCTATTATATTTTTATTGTACAAACCATTCAGGTATGGGTGGTGAGATAAATATACCTCCAAATTTTTCTATATCAAATTCAAATGATAGAATAATAGCTGGAGGTGGAGATACCGCAGGAGGTAGTTTTAGTAATACAATTGATATAGTGCAGGTAAGATCAAAAGGTAATGCTTCTGATTATGGAGATTTATCACTTGGAAGACAAGGATTAGCTAATGGTTGTATTAGTTCTACTACAAGAGGTTTATTTTATGCTGGAGATGATTCAGGACCAGCAACTTACGTAGATACTATAGATTTTATAACGATGGCAACAACAGGTAATGCTACAGATTTTGGTAATGCAACTGCAGATGATTCAGGTGGGGGAGGTTTTTCTAATGCAACTCGTGGCGGACGAGGAGGTGGTTTTACTGGTACTGGTAACCCATTTGGTTCTAATATTATAGATTATGTTACAATAGCTACTACAGGTAACGCATCAGATTTTGGAGATTTAAGTTCTGTAAGATATAGTGTAAGTGGATTATCTTCTCCAACAAGAGGTGTATTTGGTGGAGGAGCTGTTTATACAGGTTCAACTGTTCATACAAATATAATGGAGTATATAACTATTGCATCAACAGGAAATGTTACAGATTTTGGAAATTTATTAGATGCTGCAGATAATATGTTATCAGCATCTTCTGCTACCAGAGGGTTATATTTAGGAGGAATTGCTTCATCAGGTGCACCTGCTGTACAAAACGTAATTCAATATATAACAATTGCATCAACTGGTAATGCTCAAGATTTTGGTGATCTAGCCACAGCAGTAAGATCAGGTGGACCAGGTTCTAATAGTATTTCAGGTATTACAATGGGTGGCTTTGCACCTAGTCTTTCAAATATTATTCAAGAAGTAACAATAGCTACAACAGGTAATGCTGCTGACTTTGGTGATTTAACACAAACAAGAGCAGATAATCCAGGAACAGTTTCACCTAATCACGGAGGTTTACAATAATGTCTAATTCAGGAAAAATTTGGGATATACGAGAATCATATAAATTAAGACGAAATAATTCTTGGCATGAAAAAGGAGATGTAGGAATTGTTGCAGGAGGTCGAACACCTTCTGCAGATGAAATTAATACTATTGAAAAAAGACAAATATCTACAAATGGAACCTTTGCAGACTTTGGAAATTTAACACAAGCAAAATCTAATTTAGGAGGAGATGCAGGGGGAGATTTTGTAAAAGCTTTTTTTGCAGGTGGTACAACTCCTGAAAACTCAAACGTTATAGAAACTTTACACTATTCTTCTGATGGAAATGGTGTAGATTTTGGTGACTTACCATATTCTGATTATGCTGCGGTTAGTCATTCTGATAATACTAGATTAGTAATTCCACAAGGAGATGGTAGATCAAATAATATTAATTATTTAACAATGAACTCTAAAGGTAACACTTCTGATTTTGGTGATTGCACTAATTCAGTCACACAAAAAGGAACCATGGGAGACACGACTAGATTAATAGCTTCAGGAGGAACTGATAATCCAACAGGTCAAGTTAATGTAATGCAGTTTGTAACCATACAAAGTTTAGGTAATGCTACAGATTTTGGTGATTTAAATTATTCTTGTAGATCAAACGCGGGTAATTCTAATGGTGTTAGAGGTTTATTTGCAGGTGGGTTAACTTTTTCTGGTGGTGGTAGTCCAGCTAACGCTGCTTTTAATAATATTGATTATGTAACAATAGCTTCAACAGGAAACGCTACAGATTTTGGTAATTTAACATACTCAGTGTATGGAATGGCTGGAACAACAAATGGCACAATAGGTTTGTTTGCAGGAGGTGCAACTTATCCAGGTGGAACTTATTATTCACACGTAGATGGTGTTACAATTTCAACCACAGGAAACGCTGTAGATTTTGGTGATTTGACAACAGCTAAACAAAGTGGAGCTGGAGCAGGAAATGGACATGGAGGTTTAAATCCTGGAGAACAACTTCCATCAGTAACCTATATGCCTGGATCAGGAAGAGGTTTAGTTCAAGGAGTTGGAACTCCTGCCAATGCTAATGTAAATTTTATTGACATACCAACATTAGGTAATTCAGTTGACTTTGGAGATTTAACTCAATCTAGAAATTATTCTGGTGGTGTTAGTTCATTAACAAGAGCAGTTGCAGCAGGCGGCAGTAATCCTAGTTTAGATAATAGAATTGATGCAGTAGAAATGGCTAGCTTAGGTAATTATTTTGATTTTGGAGACTTGTCAGTTACTAGATCTAGACCAGCAGGTTTTGGTAGCGCAACAAGAGGATGCATTGCTGGTGGAGATACACCATCAAAATCTGATGTAATAGATTATATTACAATTGCAAGTGCAGGTGATGCAACAGATTTTGGTAATTTAACTGAAGCTAGAACAGATAAACCTGGAGGTTTATCTAGTTCAACAAGAGGTGTTGTAGGTGGGGGCGCAACTGCATCGGACAATGAAGCAGATGTAATGGATTACGTAACAATAGCATCTACTGGTAATGCAACAGATTTTGGTAATTTAAGTGTTGGTAGAGCTTATTTAAATGGAATTGCTTCATCTACAAGAGGAGTATTTTCTTCTGGTTTATCTGTTCCATCTTCTCCTTATGGAGGAGCAGTGATTGATTATATAACTATTTCCTCAACAGGTAATGCAACAGATTTTGGAGATCCTACTCAAAATAGATATGGTCCTGCAGGAATGAGTAATTCAATTAGAGGTGTGTTTGCAGGTGGTAGATTAGCACCAAACAATTATAATATTATGGATTACATAACTATTGCGTCTACGGGTAATGCTGCAGATTTTGGAGATTTATCAAATACAGGTGAATGTTTAAATGGTGTTTCAGACTCACATGGTGGTTTACAAAGCTCCTAGAATATAGTATACACTCTGCATGAAAGAAGAACTATTACAGCTGTTTCCTACACCTTTATTAATTGTACCTTACGAAGAGTCTATTGATAAAGAACTAACATATTTAAAAACTATTAGTTATCGTGAACAACAAAATAATGGTAACTTTAGATCAGATGATTCGTACTTGTTACGTAAAGAAGAATTAAAAAACATAAAAAACTTTTTAGGTGAGTCCGTTGATAAGTTTACCAAAAATGTTTTAAACTCAAAACAAAGATTAGTAATTACTCAGTGTTGGGCTAATAGAAATCCAAAAGGTTCTAAGCATCATGAACATGTGCATCCAAACAGTATTATATCTGGTGTAATGTATTTTCAAATAAACGAAAAGCTACCACCTATATCTTTTTCAAAAACAAACCAAGATGGTATGAAACTAGATCCTGAAAAATATAATTATGTAAACTCTGAGTCTTTTATGTTGCCTTGTAAACCAGGTGAATTAATATTATTTCCATCTTCACTAAAACATAGCGTACCAATTAATCAAGGTGACGAAGATAGAATAAGTGTATCCTTTAATACTTTTAGTATTGATGTAATAGGATCAGAACAATCACTAACTCATTTAGATATTAGGAGGTTAATGAATGAGCACAATTAAAAGTTATATATACGTAAAAAATCACATACCAACAGAACTGTGTGAAGAACTAATAGATCAATGTAACAAAGGTATATGGAAAAAACATACTTGGAATAATTATGCATCAGGCACATTTGAATCTGAGCCTACAAAAGAATTAGATGTCATGAATTGTACTAAAGAACAACAAGCAAAGATAACACCATACTTAGTTAAAGCATTAGGTGAGTATCAAGAAAAACATAGCGTACCAGGGCAAAAGACTCAAGGACCATGGCTCAGTAAGTTTAGTCCAATAAGATTTAATAGGTATCAAGTTGGCACTATGATGAGAGAACACTATGATCATATACACAGTATATTTGATGGTGAAATGAAGGGAGTACCTTTAGTTTCTATTGTAGCTAACCTAAATGAAGACTACGAGGGGTGTGAATTCTATTGCAGAGGAGAGAAAATTAAGTTAAAAACAGGTGATATACTACTATTTCCATCTAACTTTATGTATCCGCATGAGGTCAGGGAAACAATAAAAGGCACCCGATACTCTTTTGTAAGCTGGGCTTTTTAATATATAATGAGGTTATATGTTACAAAAAATAGGATTCCAACCAGGATTCAACAAACAGATTACAGAAACCACAGCTGAAGGACAATGGGTAGGTGGCGATAATGTACGTTTTAGATATGGTACACCTGAAAAGATAGGTGGCTGGTCACAGTTAGGTGAGTCTAAACTAACAGGAGCTGCAAGAGCTTTACATCATTTA